TGAAGCGAAGTCCAATGTGTTAGTACCTGTTCCTGCTAAAGATCTTAATGAACCGATAATTTCTTGGTCGATTTCAACAACGATCTCTTGTGCAAGAGCCTGCATAATTTCTGCTTCAACGTCTACACCATGCATTGCTTCTGCATCTTGTGCCGCTTCGAATGTCCATCTAGCACTTAAACGTCTTGTCTTTGCTTCGACAGTTTCTTTTAAGATTTGGATTGACATTTTTCTACCTGCTGAACCTTCAGCAACTGCTGTTGCGTCTGGGCTACCTGCATAAGTAGAAGCAAGTTTAAATGGGCTAAGAGCCTCATCACCTGCTGTTGCGCCACCACCTGATTCCGCATAACGGACTCTTAGTGTGTGGATTTGTCCTACTGGACCAGTCATAGGCTGAACGCCTACTAGTTCGTTAGCAATAACTGAAGGCATAACCCTTCTAATTAAAGGTAACATAACTTTGTTTAATGTTGCTACTGAGCCTGCACCTGTGGCACCTGCTGTTGCGGCCTCTGACAAATGTCTTTTTGTATTTTCGAGTACCACATCTAAAGAAGATTTTCTGTTTCCAGAAAGACCTTCTAGCAAAGCGTCTTTAGTTGCGGACCAGTTGCTTTCAAATAAATCTGCCATTTCTAACTCCTATTATTTTGAAAGTCCGGCTAATTTACGGATCATGTCGATTTCAACTACATCATCCGCTTTGTCATCGGCCTCTGTTATTACAGATGCCTTATTACCAGTGTGCTCACTAGTAACTGATTCTGACAACGTCTTTTTCGCTCTTGGTGTTTCGCCATCTAAAACTGAAGGTAAGTACTTGTTAAAGGACTCTTCCAATTTTTCTGTTTTAACACTTTCAAGTAAATCAGACATAATTTCTTTCTTCTCTTTGCCAAGTGGAGCCATTAGTTCGTTAAGTTTCTCTTTACGAGCATAACGATCTTCTGCTACTCTTAACTTAGACTCAGTTAATTTAACTGCTTCTTCTTTCTCTTCAATTGCTTGTTGAGATTCATTAAGTTTAGTTTCCATCTCAGCGATTTGTTTCTGTACTTTCTTGATTTCTTTTGCTTCATTGAGATAACTTACGCCATACTCATTTGCAAATGCTTCAAAAATTCTGCGACCGAAATCGTTTTCACGAGCCTTAGTAATATCATCACGGAAAGAACTTACTTCATTAGTAATAACCTTGTTGACAACGTTTTCAACTTTGTCAGCGGCTTTCTTAATAAAGTCTTTTTTGGCTTCAGCAAGTTGCTTTTTGCCTTCTCTTACCATTTTGACTTTCTGTTCTACTAGACCTTTTTTGTCTTCGTGGAACTCGGATAGTTCACTAGCAAGTTGCTCTGTTACAAAATCATCTAATTTTGTTACATGCTCACCTACTTTGGCTCTATCTGCCCTAAGTTCTTTGACTTCTTTTGCAACCATTTCAGTTACAAATTTATCTAAAACTTTGGCATGCTCACTAATGGCTTTCGTGTACTTAACTCGATCACTTGCAAGTGATTCTTTTTCTTCAGCAATAGCGGAAATTTCTGCTTCTACTTTTTCTGAGATGAATTTGTCCATTGCTTCAACGATTTGACCTTTGTCATGCTCGTATCTTTGTGCAAACTCTTCTCTAAGTTCCGCAGTAAGTTCTTCTCTTGCTTCAGCGATTCTAGAATCCCATGCTTCTTGAAGAGCAGATTTTACATCTTCTGTAAGTTCTGCATTCTCAAGTAGATCTTTAAAATTCACTGCCATCGTAGTCTCCTACTTTATTTTTAATTCATTGATGAAGCCAGTGATAGCCTTCATCAAGTGTCTTTCTGCACTTTTATCGTGTGTTAATGCTGATGCGGTATCAAATAATTGAGCACCGCCTCGCATGTTAAATAAACTTTCATAGATTGTCTTTGGGTAGGCATCTGGTGCACTGGGCTGGGCCACAATGTCTACTGTTACTATATCAAACTCGCTTACTCGTCCACTTTCGTTAACGTTTCCACTACCTCTGCTTGATACACCCAGTTTTGCTCCTGCTGTTAATAATGCTCTGGCAATATTACCCATAGGTGTTTCTATAATTTTTAATTTTCCCATTCCGTTTGCGTCATCGCAATACATATCAGTAATGATATGACTTACACGGTCTAGGTTAATTTGTAACTCTTCTGGATGGTCTAATTCGCCCATCACAGTTTCGCCTTTGGCTAGTCTTGATTTTACACTTTCGCAAGCCTTGTTTATTTCTTCTTTAGGATATACTCTACCGTTTTGGTTTTTTACATCACCTTGAATAAACAGACCTACCATAAACAAGTCTTTACCATCGTTGGCTTCCATAATTTGGATGCCAGATGCTTCTGGACTCATGTATTCGTATAACTTTCTAGCCATTAACTACCCCTTCAGTACGTAAGTAATTAAACCTTTTTAGGTTCTACTTTAATGTTGTCT